TGGACATGACTTAGGATTATTATGTTTACAAGCCGGTTGCGTAGAGCTTAAAGACTACAAAGAAGTCGAAGAACCTGTTGTAGAAGTTGTTGAAGAAGTAGCAGTAGAAGAGTCTAGTGAAATAGACTATGAAGCTATGACTAAAGTACAACTTGAGGAACACGGACGTACTCTAGGTATCGAGCTTGACAGACGTAAGAAAAAGTCAGCTTTGATAGAAGAGCTGAAAGCAGCGGAGTAATATTATGGCAGGAACTCTTACAGGAGCTAATTTATTAAGTAGAATAAAAGATACTTTACAAGATACTACGAGCGTTAGATGGCCAGAAGCTGAATTGCTAAGGTATATTAATGATGCTCAAAGAGAGATTGTAAATTTTAGACCAGAGTCGTCTGCAAAGACTGCTAATGTTCAATTAGTAACTGGGACTAAACAAGCTTTACCTACTGATGGTTTACGGTTAATTAAAGTAACTAGGAACATGTCTGATGCATCTGGTGGTGCGACAGGTAAAAGAGCAGTTAGAATTATTAATGTAGATATTCTTAATACACAAGAGCCAGATTGGAATGATCCTTCTGCTGCCTCTGGAGATGCAGCACATGGTACAGTTGTTAAGCATTACATATTTGATGATGACGACCCAAGAAATTTTTACGTGTATCCAGGTGTAAACGGAAACGCGTACGTAGAACTCGTATACTCAGCTTCCCCAACAGATTTAGCAAATACATCAGCTACCATTTCTGTGGACGATATCTTTTCAAACGCAATCATTGATTACGTTTTATACAGAGCGTATATGAAAGATGCTGAATATGCAGGTAATGCACAAAGAGCTTCTCAACATTATCAATTATTTACAGCTAGCATTGGACAGGGAGCGCAAGCCCAAACTGTACTTGACCCTAACAATGATCAAGTTGCCAATATTGGGGCTATTCCTCAGGTGATGCAACAACAAGGTAGGTAAACGTGGCAGCATATTCTTCTTTAATAAAAGAAGTACTGCCTTACGTACCTTTGTGCCCTGATTTATTAGTAGAACGAAATTTACGTTCTGCTGCTATTGAGTTTTGCGAACGTTCTAAGGCTTATATTCTAGATATGGACCCATTTAACACCATTTCTGGTGTTTATGAATATGACTTCGAAATACCGACTGGTACTGAAGTTCACCAAGTCTTATATATGACCTATGATGGTAGGGATATGGACCCCATCAGTCCACGTAGTTTAGAGTTAAACTACCCAGATTGGAGAGACAGAACCGGTAATCCTCACGTGTATCTGCAGAAAACACCAACTACTTTCTGGGTAGTACCTGTACCTAGTGGATCAGATCAAATCATCGCAAGTGTTGCTTTGAAGCCTACTAGGACTTCAAACAATATAGATACTACAATTTCTAATCAATACCGAGATGCTATTATCTATGGCACTTTATATAGATTACTACGTATGCCAAACAGAGAATGGACAGATGTAGGAGCGGCACAAGAATATTTATTTCAGTTCAGTAGAGAAATAGAACAAGCTGAACTAAGAGCCCGAGGAGGAGACTTGGGTGTAAAAAGAACTGTTAAGTACAAAGGGATAGGAATGCCAAGGAGACGGTATGGAAAGTACGGAAAGGAGATCGACTACTGAGTTACCTGTACCTACTGACATACGTCAGTGTTGGGATAAGATAAAGCCAGGAATAGTCGACATATTAGAGAACAATCCTTATCTTACTTATATCCCCGAAGATGTTTACAGTGAGTGTGTAAATGGCAGAGCCTTTCTTTACACTTCTCCTGTAGGTTTTCTGATACTGACTCTAGAAGTAGATAGGTTTACAGAAGACAAGACATTGTTGCTATGGATAGCGTATACTTATGAAAAGGGCGGACATGAATGGTTAGCCCATGAAGAATGGTTTAACGACTTAGCTAATGAAGCAGGTTGTAAGTATCTCGAAGCGAGATCGCGAGTTCCAGAAATGGAATCGTACGTCAAACAGATTGGCTGGGAGTTAGACACACGAATATATAGGAAGAACGTAAAATGAGCGGTGGACCAAAGAAATCAGAGTTTGCAGCAGGGGCAGCTGAAAAAGCGCTTGCTTCTGTATCTTTAGCAGAAAAGAACTTTTTTAGAGAAAATTATTTACCAAAATTAACACAGCTACGAGACAGAACAAACGTAGAAAATTATGAAAGTGTAGCTACAGGTAGAGCACAAGCTGATACCATGCAGGCTTTATCTGGTAGGCCTTCTTTAGCTGCTACACGTTCAGTTAACATGTCAGCAGATATGGCTTCTGCAGCAGGGGCCCAAGCTCTACAAGGTAGATACCAAGGGTTGGCTGCAAAAAGAGGAGACCAAGTTAATGTTCTTAAGAATGCACGTGGTATGCAGGCAGATGCACAACAAGGTTTATCACAAGCTGCACGAATCGCCACAACAAAACAATTAGACTTAGCAAGAGCTAGACAACAAAGAAGAAGTGCAAACATCGGAATGGTTGCCGATATATTTGATACAGTAGGAACTAAATTAGGTCAAACTAGCGGGAATAATACAGGAACATGATAGGTAATAACTTAGGAAGATCAGCAATGTTATACAGAGACCTTTATGAAGGTGACTTCGACATGAAGGATTATAGAAAAACTGCTAGCAGTTCTATGGCTGGCTTACCTGACGTAAAAGACCCTGAAGCTACTTTTGCAGGTATAACTAGACAAGACTATTTAGACTACATACAAAACTTTAGAGATTTTGAATTAAACCTTTTATCTATGACAGAAGATGATTCTTTACGACAAAGAGCAGTAGAAGATCAAAGAAGACAAAACGAGATAGCCGCAGAGGTACAACAAAGAAACATAGAACGGTACGGTGGGGCAGGGTTGTCTAATGCTCAACGACAACAACAGCAAGTAACTTTACAAAGACAAGGAGAGTTAGGCGTAGCTAATTCTTCTAATAACGCAAGAGTTAGACAAAGAGAAATAAACAACGCTCTATTAAATGAGCTAATAGGAATTGGGCAAGGCGTAAATCAGTCATCTTTATCTGGTTTAGGACAAGCTTCTAGTTTAGCTGCAAGTAGAGCAGCAGCTTACAAAAATGCAAAAGCCCAACATCATTCTAGTATGGCAGGCTTAGGTGGTTCTATTATCGGAGCAGCTATTATGGGCGGTATATTCTCTGATACAAGATTAAAAGATAATATAAAACTTATTGGAAAGTCTAACGGACATAATATCTATACTTGGACTTGGAATGATATTGCAAAACAACTTGGTGTTGATACGCATGAGTTTGGTGTTATTGCTCAAGACGTTATGCAAACAAATCCGGAAGCTGTATTCGAAGATACAACTGGTTACTTAAAAGTTAACTATGGAGTGTTATTTTAATGGCTATAGAAAACGATCTTTTAGGTAGAATCCTTGGCCCAACTGATGCGCAGTACGCAAATCAGATGAGGCTAAAAGAAGCCCGTAGATTAGAAAAACAACGAGATAGTAAAGACCTTTATACTGGCTTAGTAAATAGCGGTATTGTTATAGAAGATGACGAAGCAAACGTTTTAAAAATAGACTATGACAAGTTGTTTGAACAAAATGAAAGCGGGGGTTATAAATACAGTAACCAGATAGAAAGAATACTTAACAGCACTGATACTTTTGGGCAGTACTTAGATACTAAAGAAGGTAAAAGAACTCTTAAAGACGCAGACGTAGTTCAAGGGAAAATAAAAGGCTTTGCTCCAGGTACAACAGAGGGCACTATAGCAATACTCAATGAAAGACCAGATACAAAAGTCTTGCGTCCTAAAACCTGGTTTGCTTCGGATGACCCTAGTGATTACACTGCTGAGCTAACCAGAGAAAAGATGGAAGCTTTGATCGAAGGAAATGTAGATCATGCATACCATTTGTCTTTTGGTGAAAGAAAAGCACAATCTGATAGGGTTAGAAGACAGGCAGAAATACAACAAGAAAGTAATTTTGGTGCAGGTACGGGTGATACTTTTTATGATGCAAGTGCAGCTGACAGAGGTGCTCGAATTGAACAGATAGATTCTTCAGATAATGACTTAACAGATAGAAACTCTGCACTACTAGAAGTTGTAGGAGAAATAGAACAAAGCATTATACAACGAAACCAAGAAGCTGAAGCAAGCAGAGACCAATTTGGTTCAATAAGCAAAGACTTTGTAGGGGGTTCTAATATGCCCTGGAAAACCGTAGACACTTCTAGTGAGGGGGCGAAGAAAGGTTATGAGGTAGCTAATGAAATTTTAAACGCTGACCCAAACACCTCTTTTACTGAAGAAGAAGTCATATCCATGATTAAAAATGCAGGCGTAAGAGCAAAGGAACCATTCCAAAACGAGCTCTACAAAAGCCTAGGTTATAACTCTATGGCAGGTAAGGATTGGTTAAACCTTCCTCGACTTCTACAAAGAAAAGAATTTTTAGAAGCACAACCTGATGACTATACAGAACTAGGCAAAAAGAAAACAAGCTTAATTACAGGCGGGACTTCAAGTGTCACAGGTGCATCAATGGGTAGAGAGCCTACCAAAACAAAAGAACAGTTAATACAAGAAGTGGATAATAGGATAGCCAACGGTAACGAACAGCTAAGAAATGCAGCAAGGGTAACAAAAAGAGAGTACGAGAAAGATGATAAAGCTATAAAGGATTATGCTGAGGATAAGCTTAGAAAACCTAGAGAACAACGATTAGAGGCTATTAATAAACTGTTAAATGGTAAGGCACCACTCTCAGCAGGCAGAAGGGAAGAATTAGAAAAAGAAAAGAACAAAATAGAAAAAGAGTTAAGTACGTTTAGGGTAAGTTCTGTTGCTGGTGTAAAACCTCTTACTGCTCTTCCAGAAGCAGATGAGAATGGTAATTATAACCAAGAACAATTAAAAAACTGGTTTAGAACTAACGAAGAGTCTTTTAAAGCAATTGGGGGCAATGGGGAAGCACAAGAAAAACTTAGAAATATTATTAGAGAATATCAGGTTGAAACTTTAGAGGACTTAACAGCCCTAGATTTTGAATCCGATGAAGTTAAACAAGTAGCAGGGGGAGATGGAAACGGTTTATCTCTACTAGACTCAGTTGCTATTTTAGCTATTACTAGTGATTTACCTTTTGAAGAAGCTTTAGAGTCTTATCAAAGAATATTTACTAAAGAAGCTGAAAGACAAGATAAAAGAAAAGACGCTGCGTTTGACAGAGAAATAAAATTAAATGAGTACCAAATGAAGGTAAACGAATATAGACAAGGTCAACGAGAGTATCTCGACGGTTTAGGAGATGACTTTAGACAGTCTTATTTAGACCTAATAGATATTATTTACGGAGAAGATGGAGAGGGTAAATTTAATCTTAGGGATGACGCACAACAAGCAAAAATTAGAGGCATTGTAACTAAACTAGAAACTTTGCCTGGTGCTCCTAAGTTTATCTTTAAGAATGGTAGGTATCAGGTAATCGAAGGTGCAACACCTGAAATAACTTTAGCTATGAAAGATATAGCAGGACAGTTGTTTAAGGCGATTGTAGATACTGAAGGTTCTGTAGATTGGAGAGACGGATGGGGCGACTGGCTTGCTGGTAATGATCCAAATGGTCTTGCTCGATTAGTTGACGAAATTAGATACACTAGAAATGCAGACGGCGGCATACAAGAAGTCTTTTTTACTGCACCTGGTAACTCTATAAAAGAAACAGAAGGTAGTCTTAAACCACCAGACATAGGTACATACTTTGGTCCTGAAGGCCAATACCTGCGTAATTTCTTGCTATCTGTTATTAGTGAATACGGGCAAGCCATAGATGACTTCTAAAGCTGAACAAGAACTTTTAAGTTCCCAAGCCAAGCTACAACCTCCTAGAGGGTCTGATGCGATTATTGCCGGGTCGTTGGCTACCCCTCAGCCACGTGGCACCCCTGATCCTATTGATGACCCTATTCAACGTTTTAAAGCAGCATTTGATGCTGGTGTTACAAATATACAAGCCCAAACAGATAACTTTAGAGCTTCTATAAATGCCTTAATGGGTGACGAGAAAGGCATGATAGACGCCTTAAACGATGCTAACAGGGCGCAAAGAGATGGCGCTTGGTATTTAGAAGACGCAGAAAAGTTTGATGAGTTTTTAGATAATCCTACTTTTGGTGGTTTTATTAACCAAGCTATACAAGCAACTGGTCAGTTTGCACCGTCTGCTGTTGTTAGTATTGCTCTTGCTATGACAGGAGCAGGAGTAGGAGCAGGAGTAGGAGCTGGTGTTGCGAGGGCTGCAGGGACTCAAGCTTTAACAAAAGCAGCATCTAAAAAAACTTTATCTAAAAGTGTTGCTGCTATGGGACAAGATAAGTCCACTGTAGAAGACATAATAAAGAAATATGTAAGCATAGAAACATCTAAGGCAAGGAACAAAAGAACTAAGCTTGCGATGGAGCCCGGTGAGATGGATGTTATTAATGCCTTGTACAAAGATATACGAAATAAAAGAATTGCCTCAGGGGCAAAAGTAGGTGCATTGGTAGGAGCTGGATCACAAGAACAAGTAATGGGACAAGGTATTGCTTTTGGTGATTATGCAGAACAAGGCATGACGGGTAGAGATGAAGTTTTTAAATCTAGTTTACAAGGTTTAGGTTTTACTGCTTTAGGTTTAGGTAGTGAAGTAGCAGTAGCTAGGTCTGTAGCAAAAGCTGTTAACAAAAAAGCTTTGACTAAACAGGGTTTTTACGTAACTAAAGAAGGAAAAATATTTACAAAGAATGCAGAGTTAATAGACCAACCTATAAAAAGTAGAAGAAGACGGTTAGCTGAAGTAGCAGGTACCACATCTGTAGCAGAAGGATTGGCAGAAGCAGGACAAGAAGAACTTTCCGTACAACAAAAATTAAGAATAGATGAGAGTTACACGCGGGGCATGGCAAACCTAGATAGGTTAAATGCTCTGTTTGCTGGTGTTGTTGGGGGAGTTGGTATTGGTACAGCCATAGGTACACCTTCTGCAGTCATGGGTAAAGCTTACGATCAGATGTTACAAGGCCATGTTAAAGCTGCACAAATGGCATTCGATACAGATATAGACTCAGTAGCACCAGAAACAGAAGCTGACTTAAGAGCCCAATTCGATGCTATGGCTGACCCTAAATTTAAAAGAGATTTAGTCTGGGTGGTGAAAGGCAATGAAGATGCAATGAAGAACCTAGAACCTGAAATGCGAAAGAAATTTCCAAATATGCAGGTAGTAGAAATAGAAGGTGCCGGAACTTTATACACAACTAACTCTAGAAAAGCGGAAGGGTTTGCTAACTATATGTCTGCTAATGTTCTTAGTGCTACAAAGCTAAAGGGCTGGTTAGCTAATAATCTTGGGTATACAAGAGAAGAACATACAAACGATGATCGTGCGGTTGTTATCTTTAACAAAGATGGCGCTGTAGTTTGGGGACAAAAAGCAAATCAAGAAGATGAGGACTTAGCTATCTCAGCAGCAGAAAGAGAGTTAGGAGTTGGGTTCGATCAGACAAGAGATGGTTTTACTATAGAGACCATACCATTAGAAGCTTTCGAAGCTAATAAAAAAGAGGGAACAAAGAAAGTTACTCCTATTAATAAAAATAAAAGTCGAATGGATCGTATGGAGTTTGATGAAGACGGAAACCCTTTAACTGATGAAGAAAGAGGTTTTGTTGGAGAAGAACAAGAAACCACAGGAACACTTGGCGTATCAGAACAAAAAGTCATGCTAGAACCGTTACAAGAGGGTAGAGGTTCTATAAACGATCCAGTTACTAAAAGAAACAGTAAAGAAGGGTGGGCAGTCGTAGACTACAACTTAGGAAGACAAAACGAAGAAGGCACTAAAGATACAGAAAAGATTGCACAAGAACAACAAGTAATCAAAGACGCTAGGGCCTTACTGCCCCCTGAGTTTCAAGAAGAGTTTGAACAAGAGTTAGCTGCAGGTAGGTTTAGCGAATCATTATTAAACGAGTTTATTAAAGAAAACAACCAAGAAACCTCTGGTGCTATCTTTTATAAAATAGAAAAACGACCTGCATTAAATGATTATGTTTTAATACGACATAGGATACCTGGAGTTGGTCCAGTACCTGTTCCAGAGAAAGCTAAGAAAGATGCTTTTCAGCAGGCTAAAGATTATGGAAGAACCAAGAGGGGTAATAGATTTGCTGTAGTAACCAAAGATGAAAATGGTCAAGATCAAGCCGATCCAATAGACGTACCTTTTCTTACAAAGATAGGTAGGACTTTTTCACAAACGTACGAAGGAGAGTTTTTAGAAGGAGGAGATGCTGGTTCTGCTATATCTGGATTAGCTTTTGCTTTATCTACTATTTTACCAGAAGGGGCTAGAATTACTTTTGATGGTAAACCTTTTACTCTTAATCCAGTTTTTTATGGAGATGGTAAGGGTAAGACAGCCGTAAGACAAGAAGGCCCAGGGGCTGATCCTGCTGCAATTGTTTTCGAACAAGTTCAATATGTAACAGATAATAATGGAGAACCAGTATTTGATACCGTAGAGGGTGAACAAGTACAAAGAAAAAGAATAATAAGAAAAACGTTAGTAGACTTACTTAACGAAGAAGATTCAACCTATGGAGTAGAACCTAGTGCTGAGTTCGATCCAAGCTTTGACCCAAGAACAGACATACAAGAAGAATCAGAACTAGAAACTAGAGAAACAAGAAACAACATAATAAGAGATGAGTCAGGTAGAGTTCTCGGACAAGAAAAAACCTTTGTACAAGTAGAAGATCAAGATGCTGGAAGATATAGCTACGACGAAAAAAACGGCATATTTGATGACCAGTTAGAAGGAGAGTTTAATAGAAGAGTATTTAAAAGTAACTATAGTGATAAAAAGAAACCAGTTGGTAGGTTTACTAAAAAAGTATCACCCTTCCAATTTAGCAGTACTATAGAGCAAGAACTAGAGGCTAGCTTTTTAAGAGACTTTGCAAAACTTATGAAACCTTTAGGTTTAACTAGGGGTGCTAAAGTTTTCTCTGTAGAAGAAAATATAGAAGAACAGATTTTAAAAGACTTACCTGCTGACTTATCTGAGCAACAAAAGAAAGACATCTTAAAAGAAATTGAGATGAGTAGAAGAAAAGTAAGAGATGGTCTCGGTGGGACCATAGCTGGTAATTTATCTAATGAATATACTAGTTTGCCTTACGATGTAATTTTTATACGAACCCGAACTATAAACCCTGTAGCAGATGCACAGGGCAAACCTACTTTTCCTAAACTAGACGACGCCCAACAAGGTGTCATGATTACAGCGGTAGCCCACGAGATAGGACACACTTTTTATAGGCAAGAACTTGAAAGAAGTCTTAAGATACCTGCCATACGTAAACGATTAGAACAAGCTTTTCAAAAAGAATTAGAAACTAACGATACCGGACAGTACCAAGGTGAAAACGGGTTTGAAGAATGGATGGCAGATCAAACAGCTGCTTATTTATTAGATAATACTATAAAGGCTCAAGACGCAGCCGGGTCTTTCTTTAAAGGTATTGCAAACAAAATTAGAGCTTTCTTTAAACAATATACTGAATTCTTCAAAAAAAGATTTAAAAGAAACCCTGCTTTTACAGACTATGTAGCAGAGGTAACTCAATTAGCTAAAGACCCTGGTAGGCAAATGGCTTACGAGTACAAAGCTTTCATAGAGGGGCAAGTAGAACAACTGGGTAAAGAAATACCGTTTGGAGACCCTAAAGCTCCTAAAAAGATTTTTGATACTATGAAATTTATTACAGGCACTGGCACTGTAGATAAAAGTGTTAGTTTTCTCAATAGTCTTCTTAATACTTCTGACGATATATTAAGACAGCTAGGAGAACCCGGTAGGGCTTTAGCTAACATATTCCGTAGTTTATCTCAGAGTGAAGAACTTACCGGTATGTTTACTAGTGCTCAATCTATTTCTTTATCTAAGATGAATGAGATTACAGAAATCTTAGGTATTAAACCTTATACATACGTGGGCACTGTAAAGTCTTTAATACCTTTCGGTAAAAAGTTAGGTATAAAGTCTGATGAAGGTATAACAGAAGAAATTATGGAAGTGTTGTACGAAGCAGAGAATGAACAAATAGCTACTAAAGATTTAAAAGACCCTAGAGCAAAAGCTTTAAGACAATGGTTTACAGATCACTATAATGGAAAAGGCATGGGCATGTCTTTAAAAGAAGTAGGTATTGCTTTTAGAGAAAACTTCTTTACTAGAAAACTAGATGTGCATGAGATATCTGGAAACCCAGTTGTATATAACGCGCTTGTTCAATTAATTATATCTAAAAGCCCAACAACTATATCGCAAGAAAAAGCAGAAGCTATAGTAAATAGTATTATCGAAGACCCAAGCACTGCAGACGTAGATATTACTGAAACAAATCCTGGCGACTTCGCTTTAGGTTTAACAAAGCAGAGGAGTGAAGCGTTTGAAAATATAACAACTAGTGAGCTTAGAGCCATAAACGCCATTGTAGAGCCCCATGTTGCTTTACAAAGTTATATCGACAACACCGTTAAAAAAGTAGAACTAAAGAAAAGAGGCGGACCACAACAAATAGAAAAACATATACAAGAAATTAAACAACAGTTTGGAGAAGAGAAAGCACAACTAGCTACAGACGTAGTCCGTTCTATGTTGGGTAAACATGCAAAAATAGGTGGCATGTTGAGAGGAGTTAATCAGATAGGACTTCTTTGGAATGTTACTACTCTTTTAACTTTTGCAACTTTTGCTTCTTTCCCAGATGTAGCTGGACCAATTTTACGTTCTAGAAGTTTTAAAGAACTAAGACAGAACATGAGCCTTATTTTTGATCAACTTAGCAGGGAAGACGCTACTAAGCTTGCATATGACATAGGGGCTATTAGCATGGATGCTATGACACAAACTTATGTAGGAGCAGGTGAATTAGATTACTTGAGTGCAGACACGAAAGAAAAGACAAATGCTTTCTTTAGGTTAGTAGGGTTAGAACAATTTACCAAGTTCACTAGGATATTTGCTGCGTCTATGGGTAAAAGTTTTCTTTTAAATAATGCAGAGAAAGCTAAAGCAGGCGATGCAAAAGCATTAGCAAACTTAAGAGAGTTAAACGTCACAGCAGATCAAGTATTAAGCTGGGGGGGTGGAGATGTTACAGCTGCAGGTAATGAAGCTGTTAAACAAGCTTTAGCTAGGTTTGTAGACGAATCTATTGTAAGACCTAACTCAGCAGAAAGACCTGCATGGGCTAACGATCCTAGATATGCCCTAGTTTGGCAGTTAAAACAGTTCTTTTATTCTTACGGAAAAACTATTGTAGGTGGTAATGTTAGAGAAATGCAAAGAAGATATGAGAACGAAGGTATACGTGGTGCTTCTGTACATTTATTTATGGGCGCTATAACTTTATTACCTTTAACAATGTTAGGTTTTGACTTACGTGAAAGGTTTAAAATAGGTATGGCGTACGTTCTGCCTGGCGTTAGCCCAAGTGATAAAAACTATAGAAGGTCTAAAGAAATGGACTGGGGTGAATATACTATAGAGATAATAGATAGGTCAGGAATCTTAGGACCTTTTACTATGGCGTTGCCTTTATTTATGAGCGAAAAAAGATATGGAGACCCCTTATGGGTAGGACCTCTTGGTCCATCTGTTGAAAAAGGGTATGATTTATTAACAGGAAATTTAAGGATAAAAGACTTAACTCCCTTTTATTCTTCATTATAGGTATAATTAATTATGGCATATTCAGACACAATAAAGTTCGTAGTAGGAGATACTCTACCGTCTTTAGAGTTTACTTTAAAA